TCCTGCTTTGATTGCGAGAACGTTGCTGAACTATGTCAGTGTGGGTACCCGAATGGGCGGGTAGGACACACAAAGAAACTAGGACAGGACGCTATCCCGTTCTAGTGGTACACTAATAAGGCACTAGTTTAGTTCATTTTCTAGTGTCCTTTCCATGGTGTATAATGTATAGGCTGGGCTAGGCTTTCTCTACTTTCTCCTAGTTCAGCCCTTACTAAGGAGTCCAATGATTAAGATTGATGACCACGATTTACCTATACACGTTTCATATTCATCACTTACTGAGTGGTTGTCATGTGGTTGGAAGTATTACTTAAGCAAAGTTGAAAAGATTTCAGAGCTACCAGCGTGGTGGTTCTATGGAGGTTCAGCCGTACACAAAGCAACTGAAGAATGGGATAAGTTAAATCCGTGAGGTTAAGAATTCGTAATCCATTTTATTTAGTGGAGAAAAATAAATCAAATATGGTGAAGGTTGTATGCCATCATTGTGGTCGTCAGTTCCAAGTATCATATGGAAATATACGTGTCAGTAATTATTGTACGGCATGTAAATGAATTTAATAGAGCATTGGAATACATGGTGGCAAGCCACTGCATACGAGCGTGATGAATACAATCTAGCAGACACGTCTAACTGGCGTATGGCTGCGGTTAAATCACGTAACCCAGAGGATGGAGATTGGTGGTATACCAATGGCTATAAGTTCTTAGAGAACTGGGTGCAATGGCGTGAGGAAAATACTCACATGTCAATCGCTAAGCTGGACGATGGGACATTGGCAATTGAATTAGAAATGGCACCGGTCGTTAATGGTGTGACGGTTAAGATGGCAATCGACCGTGTGTTCTATGATAGTTTTAATAAAGAGTATGTAATCGTAGATTTAAAAACAGGTAAGACTACACCGCATAGTTCATTACAGTTAGCCTTCTATGCATATGGAATCCGTAAACAGTTTGGTTTAAACATAACCAAAGGTTATTACTGGATGGCACGTAAGGGAGAATTATCTCCACCGCACGACCTCGCTGGTCTGGATGACAGCAAGGTCGAGACGTTGGTAGATATGTTTGACAAGGCAAGGAAGTCTGGTATATTTTTACCTAACTTCGACCATTGCATAATGTGTGGATATACTGCACAATGTCAGTGGTATACACCAAAGGAGAAGCATGAGTAGTACAGAAGCACCAATCAGTATCAACATAAGAACTGCATCAGGTACGCAGTTAACAGTACGTGCTAACACAGGTGAGGAACTAGACCAATTAGTTGCTACCTCATTAGCAAGTATTCAATCCGCTATAACAGAACTAGAAGTTATAGCTAAGCCATCTCAAGCTCCGGGTGCTATTGCATACGCTAAGCAAGCGTTCAATGCACAGGAGATACCGCCTTTTAACCAAGCCCCTCCAACGCAATCGTTAGGTGGGGGGCGCACATGTCCTCACGGTAAGATGACTGCACTCCAAGGTCCAAGCAAGGATGGTGGTATCTATAAGGGATACTTCTGTTCATCTGCTAGAGGTGCATTAGACAAGTGTAAGACTATCTATGTACTTAAGCATGAGCCAGAGTGGAATACATTCTTAGCAGATAGGATTAAGTAATGTGGCTATGTAAATTAGTAGGACATTATTACTTTACAATAGAAACTGAACCAACTATCTATCTATTGTGCCGAAGATGTGGTGAATGAAAACACTAAGACGTAGCGTACGTAAATCAGAGGTAGGAGGGGAGCCTTTACCGGCTCCCTTTCAAGCCTTTGAACGTGCCGGTATGATACTTAGACGTGCAGAAGTTACGGTAATTGCTGGCACTCCTGGTGCTGGTAAGAGTTCTATTGCATTACATATAGCTGCAAGATTAAAACAACCAACATTATATTTCTCAGCTGATACTAATGCACATACCATGGCTATGCGATTGATTGCTATGTCAGGCAAGATGACTCAACAGCAAGCGGAGAATCTATTAAAACATAATCCAGATACTGCTGAGTCTATCCTCGCTAACAACAATCATTTGTATTGGTCATTTGAACCTAGCCCTACACTTAAAGATTTAGATGAAGAAGTTGCTGCCTTCGAGACTATGTGGGGTAGAAGTCCTACCCTTATAGTTGTAGATAACTTGATGGACATATCAATGGATGGACATGAAGAGTTCTCTGGTATGCGAGCAGCAATGAAAGAACTTAAATACCTAGCAAGGGATACCAATGCATGTGTGTTGGTACTGCACCATACTAAAGAAGGATACGAGGGTAGACCATGTCAACCACGCTCATCTCTGCAAGGTATGGTTAATCAGATACCTGCTATGGTATTAACAGTTGGTCAACAACTAATGCATGAAGGTAAAGATACATACCTATGTGTAGCACCAGTAAAGAATCGTTACGGTAAGGCTGACCAAACTGGTAACACATACGTTACCTTAAGTTTTGAACCAGGTTCCATGTATCTAGAAGACACGTATAAAGATTATCAGCAAGTAGAAATGCCAGTATGAGTTCAGCCTCTAAAGCTAAAGGTAGCCAAGCAGAACGTGATGTAGTAAAGTATCTTAAAGAATGGTTCCCTTATGTAGACCGTCGCTTAGCTGGTGCAACACTAGATAAGGGCGATATATCTGGTATACCTGGAGTCACAATAGAGATTAAAAACCACGCCAAGATGGACTTGGCGGGGTGGGTAGAAGAATTATTAGTCGAGATGGCTAATGATAAAGCTTGGACAGGTGTAGTGGTACACAAGCGGAAAGGCAAGGGGAATCCATCCGATTGGTACGCCACTATGCCCGTTCAAGTATGGATAGATTTACTAAGGAAGGTTACTGATGGAAGAGAAGCACAAGGTAAGTGATTACTTAGCTTATCTAGGTGCCAGCCTGCCATCAGATGGGCATGGCTGGCGTAAGATGAGATGTCCTTTCCACGAAGATAGGACTGCATCATCTGCAATTAACTTTGAACTTAATAAGTTTAAATGTCATGGTTGCGGTGTTGCTGGAGACATATATGATTTAATAAAAGAAAAGAGGGGCGGTACATTAAGTGAGGCTATCGAATTCGCACAGACAATTTCTACTTCGGGCAACCCAACAGTACGCTTCTCAGGTAGAGGTGGCAAAAGATTATCTACTAACCCGTCATCTCTCGGTAGAAGAGGCACAAACATTTCATCTAGGGGTAGTAGTTGACCCTATGCCTGGACATGAGGGATTTAAAAATAGATTAGCTATACCTTACATAACACCTAGCGGTGTAGTTGACATTCGTTTCCGTGCAATGGGAGATATCGACCCTAAGTACATGGGAATGGTAGGCGCAAAGACAACCATGTTTAATACACCAGCATGCTTTGTGCAATCTAAATACATATGTGTAACCGAAGGAGAGTTTGACTGCATCATGATGTCAGTTAAAACTAATCACCCTACGGTAGGTATTCCAGGTGCTAACAACTGGAAGCCACACTACTCACGCATACTAGATGACTTCGATATGGTTATCATATTAACTGATGGAGATACAGCAGGTGCAGAGTTTGGCAAGAAGATAACAAGAGAGTTACCTAACGCAAATGTTATCGCAATGCCAGAAGGTGAAGACGTAAATAGCGTGTTCATTAAACTAGGAAAGGAATGGATAGATGAACGAGTCAGAAATTGTATTGCTTCTTGATGAAAGTATATGGAACCACGTTAAACATATGGACCAGTCGGTTGGTATACAGTTAACAGAAGATAAAGGTCTTGACATATTGGGTGCTTTGTATGACATCTACCATGTCAACAAAGAAGATAAGGAACAAGCACAAGAATTGCTAATAGGATTAGCAGCACTACTAGTAGCCGCTCCATTGGGTCAAGCCGATAGAGTATGGGAAGAACTAATGGTTCATGAAGGCATGAGAAACTTTGAGCTAAGTGTGGAAGGATTACTTAATGGAAAACATGGAGCATAATATAGATGTCATCATCGCAGACCTCAAGAATTTATTACTCAAGAAGCAGCACGATTACGGTCCGCTCAACATATCTAACGCACCCGGTGGTCCTATCAATGGATTACGAGTAAGAATGTATGACAAACTTGCAAGGATTAACAACCTTTACGAGAAGGGTGGCGACACGCCGAACTACGAATCCATCGCTGATTCCTTCATGGACCTAGCAAACTATGCCATAATAGGACTATTGGTTCAAAACGGACAATGGGAAGGCTTGCCTAATGGCAACACATCAACGCCGAATAGTAGTATTGAGCGACCTGCAGATACCTTATCAAGACGACAAGAGTGTCAATGCAGTAATGAAGTTCATCAAATGGTACAAGCCCCACGAATTGTGGTGCGTGGGTGATGAGCTAGACGCACCCGAACCTTCGCGCTGGAATAAGGGTATGGCTGGTGAGTACGCACCAACCTTACAAGATTCAATTGATTTAACGTACAACATAATGGCAGACTTTAGGGCAGCACTCGGTAGAAATAAACCGTTTGTTATTCAAAGGTCTAATCATACGGACAGAATACAGACTTACATTAGAAAATATGCCCCGGCATTCGGCTCTCTTGATACTCTCAAGATAGAAGAATTGCTGGGGTATCATTCTTTAAACATACAATACCTGCATAAATTTAAAGAACTTCTACCAGGTTGGGTAATGGCACACGGTGATGAAGGCAGGTCAATACAAACTCCTGGAAGTACAGCCATGTCATTAGCTAATAAGCTAGGCAAGAGTGTCGTATGCGGGCACACGCACAAGCTGGGACTACAACATCAGACTACTGGACTATACGGTAAGAATAAAACTCTCTATGGTATGGAAGTCGGTCATCTGATGGACATGAAGCAAGCAAGTTACTTAACCTCTGGTGTAGCTAACTGGCAACAGGGCATAGGTATCTTAGTTGAGAAGAACCGTAAAGTAATTCCCTATACCGTACCTATTATCAATGGAGATATCAAGCTTCCATGAAATACAACATTGATAAGTGGCTAGATTACAAGGACATGATGGTACAGATAGCCTCAGAGTATAGGAAAAAATATCCTATGGTTGAGGTAGATGACCTGCAACAGGAGATGTATCTCTGGTTTGTTACCCACCCTAATAAGTTTAAAGAGTGGGACGCCCTTGATGAAAAGGATAAGAACAAGCTTATGGCTAAGTCATTACGTAATCAATGCCTTAAGTATTGTGAAAAAGAAAAAGCTAAGAATCAAGGCTACGACCTGACAGATTTATATTACTATGATGTGTCAGTCGTTGAAGCTTTCCTGCCCTCAATTATTACTGAGAGTTATGAGATGCCTACCAAAATTAAAGATTTAAATCTTAAGTTCAACAATGGTGCGATAAATGATGGCATGAACTGGCTTGCCCTGCGTTCTGATATAGCTAAGGGTTACTACAGATTGCCAGAATCTAAGCAGAACATACTGCGCCTTCGCTACATGAACGAACAGACTGAGTGGTCTGAGCTGGCAGAACATATGGGTACTAGCAGTGCAGATGGTGCACGTAAGAAAGTCGAGAGAGCCTTGGCTTCTATAGTACAAAACCTAGGCGGTTGGCGTGCTTACTTTGACCAGGATATTCAAGATGAGAATCAAGAGACGAAACAAGAAGAAGTATAACGCTGACTACAGAGGCATACCTACAGAGGTATGTCCTTGTGGCTCACAGTTATGGAATCTAAAAGTAATGTTTCAAGAGCAAACTATATCTATGTACTTTCTGGATATGGAGTGTGCCCTTTGTGGCAGCTTAGCCACTGCTCCTACTGAAGTAGACGGATGTGATTAATGCCTACCTATGATTATAAGTGTGATATATGTTCAAGTCAACAGGAGATAGCAAAAGAAATAGGTGATGAGTCTGTACCTACATGTTGCCAAACAAGTATGACAAGGGTATGGTCTGCCATACCAGCCATCTTCAAAACAGGTGGCTTCTACAAGACAGGCGGATAATGGGGCACTTTAATATAGATGAATACAATAACTACATAGACCCTGCAGAAGAACAATGGAAGTTAGAAGCTAGATGTGCTAACACAGATACCGAGTCTTGGTTTGTAAATAAAGGTGAAGACTATGACACTGACATATTAGATAAGATTTGCGGACAATGTTCTGTTAAGCTTGCCTGCTTAGAGTATGCTGTTAAGTACAGGATGGCAGGTTACTGGGCTGGTACTACTGGAGATGACAGGAAAAAGTTAAGGGCAGTATAATCCCCTACTAACATAGGGTATTATACTGTACAGTACAGTACAGGACAGGGAGACACGCAATTAAGAATTCAGATTTTGATTTAGACTATCGCAATGGTGTGCAAGGAGAAAACCTTGTTAACACCTTGCTTACTGGTGGTAAAACAGTAGAAGTTAAGACAGATTTTAAATGGATTAACACTGGCAATCTATATATAGAGACAGAATGCTGGTATGTATCTACTAATAGTTGGCAAGCATCAGGTCTATCAGTAACCAAAGCAGAGTACTGGGCATTTGTATTAGCTGACTCTGTTCTCATGGTGCCTACCAAGTTACTGCGCCTAGCCGTAGAGATAGAGGGACATCCAATTAGCTGTCAGATACCACCTAACCAGAGCCGTGGCTACCTAATTAAACCCGAGTTATTACTCCAGACAAACAGAAAAAACCCCCAGTCCTAGGGGTAAACCTAAGTCCGGGGGTTCTCGTGTCTCTGATGGGCCTTTAAAGCCTTATTAGAGGTATGTAATTAGTTACTACCACGACCAAATTCTGTGGCTGAGGAATCCAAAGCCTTAAGAAGAGGTCCTGCTACTGCTGCAATTCCTGCTGTTGCTAATGCCTTCAGGTCTGTATTACCAGCAAGGTATAGAGCAAGCACTGCAGCGAAAGCTGCACGAGCATAAGAGATTACAATTGCTTTTAGTTTAGTTGTATTCATTATTGTCCTTTAAGGGCGAGCAACGCCCATTACTAGGGAGTAGGCACGTTTCTTTAGATACACACCATCTCCGTTTGACTGACTGCCCTTAGCGTCCCCTGAGGTATTACCCTCATAGACCATAAGGTATTTCTTTCCATCGTTGCTAGCACATATGCCGACATGGTCAGCTTGTGCATCTGCATCGAACTGAAAGAAAACAATGTCCCCAGCCTGAGCCTTACCTACCGGCACAGTCTTATTGTTTTTAATAAACCATTTAAGTCCTGCATCACAAGAAGCAAATCCTTTTTTAGTATGGGCTGCTATCTTAGATACTAATCCTGCTTGGTCATAACACCAAGATACAAACATTGCACACCAAGGGTTGTTGTTTAACCCATACCATTTGCCGTACATGCTGTCATTGTTACTACCCACTTCTTGGTATCCAAGTTGTGACTTAGCTATATCTACTACACTCATTATTTTTTCCTTATCCATACTTGCCATCCCTTACGGAATATTTCTATTTCGTTCTCATGCTTTGCTAACCACGCATCTATTGCTGGCTTAGGGTTTTTATCCGTACCATCTGGATGGTCCCACTCGTAGTCATCAAAGGCTAGTATGCCACCGGACTTGAGTAAGTCCCATGATAGGTCAGCATCTAAAGCAACTGACTCTGGTAGGTGGTCACCATCAATATAGATAAAGTCATACTTAACATCTCTATGTTCTTTTAACCACTCACCACTAAATGCTTTATGTGATGCTACCTTTTTAGCATAAGGCTTCATCTGTTCTTTATAAGCTTCTTGTATATCATCCCAGTTGTAGTTTGACTCATGGGGTAGGTTGCCACACCAAGGGTCAATGTCTACTAGTAATGATGATGGGTCTGTAAGTACATTCTCAAGTAACCAGACAGATGCGTTGCCAGTAAAGACACCTATCTGTAGGAACTTAAGGTTCTTCTTACCTTTGAGTTCTAATAGTCCATTCTCAAAATCATGGACAGTAGCGTTATCATAAAACCATTTAGGGAAGTTGTCTGCCTTACTCATCGTTAGAGTTCCGCAATGGGTAGGTAATTGCCCAGACTACAAGAGTCAGTATGATTGCATAACCAACCACTGTCTTAGCTGAACCAGTTAATACAACCCATGCAATAAACATACCTAGTAAGGTCCATAATTGTTGGACCATATCTCTTAGTATCTTCAAGGTTTTCTCCTTCTTAGTAATTTAATATTGTCATTTGATGGTGCACTAGGACCTCCACCTGTAGGGGTGGTTGTTCTTGTAGCAGTGGCTGCGCCTACTGCATTGATAGCAGCTTGACCAGCAATAACAGATGCAATGATTGTTTGCTCCGATGTTGTTCTTTCTTCATCAGACATATCAGCACCAATGTTTGAGAGAGCGGTAAGAACTGCTGCTGGATTCTCAAAGATTGCTGAGATTAACTCTGCTGGATTTTCTAATAACTGTAGGGCTACTACCGTGCCAGCCTCAAGCACTACACCATTGTCTAATTGAACTGGTGTTTCAGGTGCAAGGCTTTCTAAATCCACTTCATCTAATTGTGCTACTTCTTCAGTAGGTGGTTCTTCTGCTTCCGCAGGTGGTTCCTCAACTGGAATTGGGGCTTCCTCTTCTACATCAGGAGGTTCCTCAGCCTCTACGGGAGGCTCTTCTACTTCAACAGGCGGTTCTTCTATAACAACAGGTGGTTCTTCTACTACTACTGGAGGCTCGGGCTCCATAGCAGGAGGAGGTATAACAATTGCAGGAGGTTCAGATGCTACAACAGGAGGTTCAGGAGCAGGGGTTGGTACCACAGCGGTACTAGTATCTACTGTAACTGTGCTTCCATCAATTGATGCAGTATGTGTATCTACTACAGCAGTAGCAGTATCTCTGTGTGGTATCAAACCACTACTTAAAGTATAGGTTCCTACTGCCCTTTGACCAGCGACTACATAGTCATATGAGGTAGCACGAATTGTATAAGTGTCAGCATTTAATGTTCCACTAAGCCGTGATGCCCAATAGTTATTAGATGAAGAGTTACCATCATCATCACCAGCAATAGCAGCAGAGTTAGCAGTTGTGCTATCTGCTACGCCACGATACAACCATAGCCAGGAATCTACCCAAGCAGGGCGTTCAACTGTAACTGAATCCACTACCTCAAACCTAGGTCCAGTAGTGGTAGTAATAACATAAGCGGTTGTTGTATCTACGCTGACTACTACATCTACGTAAGCAGTTGTAGCATCAAGGTTAATAATTATATCTTCTGCACTAGCTGGTGTTGGTATAAAGAGTAAGCTAATCCCTATTACTAAGGAGTATATAAATTTGGTCAACACGGGCCTCGAGTCTATTCACTTGGTCTTTCACTGAACTGCCCCCGTTTGGTTTTAATTCTTCAAGATAATGTTTAACTAACCATCTAACTGCACCAGCAAAGCTAGCAACAATGGTTATTACTGCAATGGCTATACCAGCCCATTCATTACTACTCATTATACTGTCCTAATCATAATCTCTATGACTCCTCCAAAGCCATCAAAGTTTCTATCAGGCGGTGTCATGCGAGTAAACGCAATACTTTCTATGACTGCTTGTTGTGATTCTGATGTAGTTAAATCTTGCCATGTAATAACATCACCAGATTTTTCAATTTCTTCTAGTGCCTTGATACGAGCTGATGCTCTACCTGTATAGCCAACAGTTGTATTATATTTATCTGTCTCTACATCAAAGCAATAGACAGGGAACTTAATAACTCTTTGACGAGGTGTAGCAATGGTTGCTTTAGCCTGATAGCCTCTGAATGTAGGACCAGTTGTAGGGTCAGTATCATCACGGTTAAGAGTAAATTTATAAGCTAGGAATTCTTGTGCAACAGCAGGGCTAGACGTAGTTACCTCTACTGGACTGACGCCTATGTTGTAGGTGATATGGTCATACTCTGTCTCAGTACCAGCTGCTTCAGTAGCTACACTTGCTAGTGTCATAGAACCAGATGTAAATAAACCTCTAGCAATAAGACGTTTATAGTTCTTAGGTTCTAATGTAGCGTAGCGAATCTTACCCGTCTTAATATAACCAGTAGTAGCTAGCGTTGTAGCTGATTGAATGTATATACCGTCGCTACCAGAAGTAGTAAAGACTAGTTGATTGCTATTACCTAAAAAGTCTACGCTTGTAGCATATCCAGTGTTAGTGCCAAACACATCACTAGCATATGCAAAGCGCATAGTTTCAAATTCATTACCTAAATCAATTCTATACAAACCAACGTATGTATTAATGCTACCAGTTACATAAACAAATTTGTCTCTAAATGCAAAGTCTAAACCTGTGTTATCAGCTTCAATGATTAGAGGGCCATATGATAAATCACCATTAGCATTTATATCAGCAGCACGAACGCCTTTGTTAGTGCCAATCATTAGGTAGCCTAAGTAATATTCAATCTTGTTGACTATCTCACCCTGTGGTAACTGTGCTGCAATAACACCTGATGTCAGGGTAGGCATGCCACCAAGAGTAGATAAAGTAAATTTATAAATAGCAGATGTACCGCCAGCATAGCCAGCAGTATAGATAGCAGCGCCTGACTCTGAGATAGATGTCCAGGTCCAACCTGAGTTAGGGTGTGTGTATAAAGGTGTAGGTAAAGTAGTTGTTCCTAATGCTCCTGTTAATTCATAAACAGATGTACCTATGCAAGCTACAAGGCGTTGCTTAACCCAGCCTAGTTTAACTTTAGCATTTCCAGTTGAGTAGTGATTACTCCAACCAGAGGTACCAATTACACCAGAGTAAATACGAGTAGCATCAGCCACAAAGATACGAGTGCCATCAGTAACTAAATCTAATATGCCAGATAGTGAACCAGCACTATAGGTAGTAAGGGTTGTGCCATCTGACTTAACATCTAAGACTGTATTAGCGGTAGGATTAGCAGTAGTAGCAGGAATATAAGCAATGACTACATTGGTAGTACCAGATACTGCAGATACTGCCTTGTAAGTACCGCTAGATACTGTGTTAGTTACTGCTTTTAATAATGTTACCTGTCCTTTGGTGAACACATCTACGTTTTGTGAATCAGCAAACCTATGTGCTGTTGTTTCTCCACCAGCTGGGTCATAGAATTTAATACCTGTGCCACTGTGAAATGATGCTTGAGAACGTATCCACCAACCGGTGATTGATTGCTCACCTGGCTCGTTGTTATTATCAAACTGTTCTTTCTTAAAGGGAGCTGTCTGTCTAATGTATGGACGCTGGTCATTAACTGCATAGATGAAAGGCATACCACCTATGGCTACATCATAGGCAATATCTGTATTAGTCCAGACAGAACTGCTTGATGTAATACCAAGGTCAACGGCAATAGCGCGACCAATATTTGCGGTTGCACTACCACGCCCTTCGGTTATGTCACGATTGGCCACGATACTCCTTTAAATAGTTTTTATTTACAGTGCAGCAATCTCAGCATCAGATAAACCTAATGCTTTTAACTTAGCGTTAGCACTTGCCTTAGCGGTAGCCTTGGCTGTTGCTGCTGCATCTTGCTCTGCTTTCTGAGCGGCGTATGCCGCTGCATCTGCTTCTCTTTGAGCAATTTCTTCGGCAGTTAATTCCACCTCAGTTTGCTCTCCAGTTTCGCAGTTGATTATTAGTTTAGTTGGCATTGTTTCTCCTTTATGAGTTTTTGATTCCGTATAGGTAAGCGGTTGAGTATTGCATAATTAATGTTCCAACATCTGGGCTAATAGTTATTCTATTGATGGCTGAAGTTCCAGACCAAAGAAACGCATATAATACGGGATAACCTTCTGCTGCATTATTTTCGCTTACGCCGTCGGCGCTTACAGATTTTGCGGTACTTCCGGCATAATTTGGAATATAAATTTCGGCATTGGCAAATGTTGACGCTGTTGATGTATCTCCATTCATAATTGCCATACCACGATTATCTGAATCAGAAAAAACAGTTGAACTTGCGCCAGTTCCATATATGCGTTTTGCAGTATAATTACCACTAGTAGTATCATTATTAAAACGCATCACTAGGCCATCTACTGCTAATGCTCTATCGCTTCTTAAAGATACTTTTAATAATAAATCAGTATAAGTTGCAGGTATGCTAGAAAAATCTATATTAGCCACACCACCACTACCAACAATTGAACTTGTTATTAAAGTATATGTATTTGCCATTATGCCAGCCTCTCAGGTGCGTACTGCTTTAGGATTTCAATAGCATATACCACTTTGTCCTCTACTCTCTGCCCGTATGGTTGGGCTTCTGACCAGAGTTCAAGATTCTCTGGGCGGTTATCATTCCTAATACCGTTCTTATGATGCACTGTTTCACCCTTTACTAATGGGCGACCAAGTACTTCTTGCATTACTAAGCGATGTTCGTAGGTGTATCTACCTTTGTTACCGTTGCCAGACATAGTTCTAACTTGAACGTATCCAACTTTATCTAGCTTTATACCAGTATTTAAAACTATTTTTGGGTCACCGTATAGGTAATCTCTACGGTAGTGCATTTGACACATACCTTTTGCGCGATGTTCTTTTGTGCAATCATCAATAGTGCAGTGTGCATACTTACTAAACTGTCCACGAGGCATAGGCTAGGCGCTCAGTATTCCGTATAGAGTGAAGGTAAATCCAGCAGCAAAAGATTTACTGCTATCAGGATATAAATAAATAGTTGATATAGCAGAATTGGAACGCCAAAGATTAACAAATGCCGCTACTAAACTAGGTCTGTTAATTCTTGCAATAAATGTTTTGTAAGTATTGGTGTTTGAATAATTATTAAAATGACATATAGACATTGAACGACCACTGTCATTTACACCACCAACAATCCCGTTAGAAGTGTTTGAACCTCTATTACTGAAAGCAGAACTGCCATTTCCAATAATGTAAGTAAAACTATAATTACTGCCAGTGTCGCTATTTAATCTAACATTCATATCAACATCATAACTGCCACCGCTTGCGCCTATACCTTCGGTAATTAAAATTAAATCGGTGTAAGTTTGAGGTATGCTAGAAAATGTAATAGATGATGCTGAACTACCCAAAGTAGTAGTTGCTATCGGTGTATATGTACTAGCCATCAAGCACCTACCTTTGCATTACTTTTAGCGTTGTATATTTTACGACAGGTTGCACAATCTATTTTTCCTGATTTTCTTTGAATCATATTTTCCTCAATCCAAGGATGACCTTTACGACAAGTACCTCGTTTTTCCCTACGGTTTTTTCTGCTACTTTCAGGGAAAATTCCACCACGCCATTTTTTAGCAAGTTCTAAATTCATCTTAAATGTAATCGCTTGTAAGTGAGATGGATTTATACAAGCTCTATGAACACAAGCACCACCCTCACAGGCTTCTGTGTTACTACTGTGGCACATATGGTCAACTACATATCCTTTAGGAATTTCTCCATTATGAATTGTATACATTAATCTATGGGCAAATATTGTATGAGATTTACCATTTTTTTTACGCTTGATAAATCCGTAACCCTCTGAAACTTTAGCACCTTCCCAAATCCAGCAATTTTCAAATGTATCAGGCGTTACTCTGTCAAGAAATTCAGCAACATCATAGTCGTTGGCTAACAACTCGTGTCTTTTAATTGTTGAACCTGCGGCCATTGTGATTACCCCTTAATTCCGTATAAAGCATATGAACTATATTGATTATGACCTGCACCATTTGAAAATACTAAACTAGTAATTGCTGCTGTGTTCATCCATAATCCTGAAGAAAATTCTATTTGTCCAGCACTTGTATTATTTGTATCAAATCCTAATAAATTGCGAATCGTTTTATATTTTGTTGTTGAAGCATAATCAAGAATATCTAATATATAAATTTGCGGATAAATTGCACTACTTGGAACATTTGTTCCTAATTGAATAGAACTTGTTGAAGCGTTCCCATAAGCACTAGCAGATGAACCGCCACCTCTCACACCGTGAAATGCGTAATTAGAACCAGTATCTCCATTAAATCTTGCTAAATCAACATCAGTGCTTAATAACATAGCCCTAATTTGTAAATGTTTGTAGGTTGATGGTATAGAACTGAAAGTAATTGTGCTACTACCACCTGAACCTACTGTTACTGTTGCAATAGATTCGTAAGAATTATTTTCTAAATGTCCTGATATTGCTGAGGCTAATACTCCTAGTATTGGCATTAGGCTATGTCTCCAATCACGGTAAATACATTATTTGCAGTACAGATAATAGTTATGGCTGACTTACTTGCCCTAATAATAGGAGCACTTGAGGTAGCACCTGTTGATGTAATAGTAACACCGCTTCCTGCAGCAAGAGTGGTTAACCCTGCGCCGATAGATTGACATTGATTTGCTCACCAGCAGCAAAGACTGAAGGTGGGACTGTAAGAGTAATTGCTGAAGCATTAGATGTAGTTACTAGTTTGCCTGAGTCAGAGGCTACTAGAGTGTAAGTAGTGCCAGTCTGGGCATTAAGGGTAAGGTTAATTTTGCTAGTAGCAATAGTAGAGTTGGTAATACTAAGACCATCAGATGATGTACTTGTCTCTGGAATAGTTCTAAGTGCCACTAGACAATCTCTTCGCCTGCTATATGAAAGTTAATAGTAACTGCCGATGCTCCACCAGTGATAGTCTTAGTAGCAGCAAGGACTTGAGCGCAATCAATATAGATACTTGCATTAGCGGCAATAGCCGTAGTGGTATGAATAGTTGTTGAATCCAAAGCAATAGTAAATGTGCCAGCACTACCCGCAGTATTAGTCACTATGATATTTAATATCTTTGTGGTTGTAGAGGGTGGAACTGTATAAAGAGTTGTTCCTACAGTAGTAGTAGCAGCCCCTCTAAATAGAGTTTTGCTGGTTGAGGCCATTAGGAAATATCACCAATGACTATCCAAGAGTTTGCAGCAATCTTTAAACAAGTTGCCATTGAGTTAGCCACTCTAAGTTTAGGTGTAGCACTTGTAGCACCTGTTGAGATAACTGTTGTTGTTCCTGG